GCGAGAAGTTCAAGCGCCCTCATTATCACGCTATTATTTTTGGGGAAGATTTTTTGCTTGACAAATACGATTTAGAAGAATCGGACCGTGGTGATACGACCTGGTCGTCTCCTCTTTTGGATTCTACTTGGGCTCTGGGCCGCGCCAGGATTGGCGCTGTGACTTTTGAGAGCTGCGCCTACGTCGCCAGGTACGTCACTAAAAAAGTGACGGGTCGGCGGGCCGAGGATCATTACTGGCGTTACGATCCTGTCACTGGAGAGTGTTTTGATCTCAAGCCCGAGTACGCGACGATGTCGCGTCGTCCGGGTATTGGTAAGCAGCACGCGGAGGCGTACATGCGCGAGATTTATAATCGCGACTCTGTCATTTCTCGCGGTTTTGAAGCCAAACCGCCGCGTTTTTACGATAAAGTTCTTGAATCTTCGGATCCAGTGTGTTATGCGCGTATCAAAGAGGATCGTGAAAGTGCCCTTCACGATTCCGCCGTTGATAGATCGCCCGAACGGCTTCGTGCCGCAGAGGCGATCAAGCGCGCTCAATTGGGTACGTTCCTTTCTAGGAGGTACGAGCTTGGCTAAGCTGAAAGCGTTTTGTCCCGAGGATCTGAAGCTGAATGTCTTCATGGCCCCTTTTTTCATGCTCCATATTGGGCAGGCTCTCCGTGTTTGGGAGGATCAGGTGAACAATCCTGATTCCATTATCGGTAAGCATCCTGCCGATTTTCGTCTCGTCCAGGTGGGCGAGTTCGACGATGCGACCGGGGAGCTCACGCCTATGCGTCCGAATCCGGTCGCGACCGCTTTGGAGTATCTTCGCAAGGCCCCGCCGCAGCTGCCCCGCGCAGCTTCCGTTTAGTTTTCTAACCTGAGCTCATGGATGAGCTCTTTTTTCTATAGGGAGTGTGTATGCTCGACCGTCCGTTTATCCAGCCTCAGATGCAGGCGTCTCAGAACCGTTTTGCTACTGTTCCTACTGTTGGTGTTCCGCGGTCTGTTTTCGACCGTTCTCATTTTCATAAGACCGCTATTAATGCGGGCTATCTTTATCCTATTTTTTCCGACGAGGTCCTTCCAGGGGATTCCGTCGCTCTTAAGGTCAATACCTTTGCCCGTTTTCAACCTACCGTTGTTCCTGTCATGGACAACGTTTACGCTGATATTCATTTCTTTTTTGTGCCTACCCGCTTGGTCTGGACCAACTGGGAGCGTTTCAATGGCGCCCAGGATGATCCCGACGATACGACCGATTTCATCATGCCCACGATGACGTCTACTGCGGTCACGGGTTATCTCACGGGTTCGATCCACGATTATTTTGGTCTGCCCGTTGGTGTGCCCGGCAAGGCTCACCGTTCGGATTTTCACCGCTCTTACAATTTAATTTGGAATAATTGGTACCGGGATCAGAACCTTCAGGATTCTGTCGTTGTCGATACCGACAACGGCTCTGATGATCCGGCTGATTATGTTCTTCTTCGGCGCAACAAGCGCCACGATTATTTTACGTCTTGTCTTCCTTGGGCTCAGAAGGGTGATGCCGTTACCCTGCCTCTGGGCACTTCCGCTCGCGTCGCTCACGGTGCCGCGAACGGCGGCAACATCGGTGTGTGGTCCGATGTGAATTCGGCTTACAAGGCGATGGGCGCGAATGCGACCTATGTGGCCGGCGATTCGTTTGCCAATGCCGAGGCGACTGCTCTCTATGCTGATCTCTCCGAAGCTACTGCTTCTACAATTAATGCGATCCGCGAAGCTTTTCAGTTTCAGCGTGTTTTGGAGCGTGATGCGCGTTCTGGGACTCGCTACGTCGAGTTTCTTAAGGCTCATTTTGGTGTTGTTTCTCCTGACTTTCGTCTTCAGCGTCCTGAGTTTTTGGGTTCCTCTACGTCTAAGTTGACCCAGACTCCTATTCCTCAGACTTCTGCTACCGGCGCTACTGGGACCCCGCAAGGGAACCTGGCGGGTCTCTCTGTTTTTGGTCATTCTACTGGTGGTTTTACTAAGTCTTTTGTCGAGCACGGTGTCGTGCTCGGTCTTCTTTCGATCCGTGCGGATCTTAATTATCAGCAGGGTTTGGACCGTAAATGGTCCCGTTCTACCCGTTTTGATTTCTATCTTCCCGCGCTCGCCCATTTGGGCGAGCAGGCGGTTCTCACGCAGGAGATTTATTGCGATGCTTCCGCTACGGATGATGATGTTTTCGGTTATCAGGAGCGGTGGGCGGAGTACCGCTATTCGCGGAATCAGATTACTGGGATCATGCGGTCACAGGCCGCAGCTTCTCTTGATGTCTATCATTTGGCCCAGGAGTTCGGAGCCGCTCCAGTACTTGGTCCTACCTTCATCGTTGAAAACCCTCCTATCGACCGTGTCGTTGCTGTCACCGACGAGCCGCAGTTCTTGGTCGACTGTCTTTTTGACGCCAAGTGGGCCCGCCCTATGCCGACCTATTCTGTTCCGGGTTTGATCGATCATCTCTAAAGGGGGTTTTATGTTTCTTCCTTGGTTGCCCCTGATCGGGGGTGCGATTTCTGGCATTGGTTCTATTGCTGGTGGCGCTATCGGCGCTTCTGGCGCTGCTGCCGCTCAGGATTCTGCTAATGCGGCGAATGCCGCTGAGGCTCAGAAGAATCGCGACTGGCAGGAGTCTATGTCGTCTTCTGCTCATTTTCGGGAGGTTCATGATCTTCGTCGGGCTGGTCTTAATCCTGTGTTGTCCGCTAATTCCGGTGCTTCTTCTCCTTCGGGAGCAATGGCGACGGCTCAGCCTGTGAATCATTCGGCCGGTCTTGCGGCTGGTCTTGGTGCCATGGGTAACGCTGTTTCTACGGCTCTTGATGTGAACAACAAGGTGAAGGAGGGTAAGCAGCGTGATGCTCAGACGCTTCAGACCGTGGCTGACACGGTGAAATCCGAGGCTCAGAGCAAGATTTTTGGTGAGGATTTGAAGGTTGCGAAGTCCCGTGCTGAGTCTGCTCCTGCTGAGGCGGCTTTGAAGAAGCGCAAGGCTGAGATTGATACGAAGATGGCTCCCATTGATGCTGCGGTTAACCGCATTTTGGATGGTCTTGGGGGTGTGTCGGATGTGGTGAACATCCGGCGTTTGTTGGAGGGCACCCGTGGTGCCCGTCAGCGACGTCAGCAGTCTGAGGAGCGTCATTTAGGTAATCAAGGGATTCGCGGATCTGCGATTCTCGATTAACTTCGGAGGTTCTATGCAAGTCCGTTCTCGTCTTTCTCCTCGTGTTCGTCCGGTTGTCATTTGTCCTCCTGAGGAGCGTATTGTCGACTCGTCTGCCCAGAGGGAGTCGGACATCAACGTTATCGTTGCGCGTTATAAGAAGACTGGGGTGCTGCCCCAGTCGATTCGTGCTGCGCTTGCTCAATACATGGATACGACCCAGGTTCCGACGTTTGAGCAGATGCAGCAGCGCGTGATGCGAGCTCAGGAGCTTTTTGACCAGCTTCCTGCCACTGTGCGTAAGCAGTTCGACAACGACCCGGGTCAGTTCCTCCAGGCCGCTCAGACTCCTGAGGGCCGTGCTCTCCTGGCCAAGCTTGGGCTTGGGCCTGATGCTTCTCCTGAGGCTCAGCCAGAGCCTCAGGGACGGGGCGCGGGGGGTACCCCCGCATCTCCAGAGCCTAAGGCTCCAGAAGAGCCGAAAGCGGCTCCAAAGGGCTCAAAGCCTGATAAAGCTGGTCAGGAATGACCAGCGCTGGCACATTACCTCTCTCGATGTAAATGTGCCGACTGACACCAACGATAGTTTGTGTCAGTCTTTTGGGCGGAGGTACTTATGAAACGACGCCCAATGTCTGAGCGATCCAGTCGGAAAGTTTTCCGGAAGGGTTCGCGAGTTAAGAAGAAGAATTTGAGTTCGGGTTCCAACGTGGTGATGCGCGGCGGCATCCGTCTCTAATTTTGGGAAAGCGGCGGGCGTAGTCTGCCCGCCGCTTTTTTGGAGGTATAGCAGTGCCCTGCTACCATCCTGTCTCCGCCTGGCGCGATGCCATTCGCGGAGTCTTGTTTCGTCCTACACCAGATGCCGATTCCATTCAATTACCGTGTGGCCGTTGTATCGGCTGCCGTCTCGAACGTTCGCGCCAATGGGCGCAGCGTCTTACTGATGAGCTACGGTTTCACGACCGCTCGTCTTTTATAACTTTAACCTATGATCCCAAGCACTTACCTGCTGGAGGATCTCTGAACTTATTGGATTGGCAACTCTTCTTCAAACGCCTCCGCAAAGCGGTGGATCCACAAAAACTTCGTTTTTTCCACGCCGGTGAATACGGCGAGAAGTTCAAGCGCCCTCATTATCACGCTATTATTTTTGGGGAAGATTTTTT